CCGCATACTGGAGAAAGTATATTGCAAATGGTTCCCAGTATATCTTTGCTGGAGGAGCACCTGCTGGAATTACAACTACTGGTTTTAGTTCTGGATTTACACTGCAGGCAGATGATGGATGGGATCAAGCAGCAGAAGGAATCGTCTTCTCAGGCGTAGGAAATACTTCTTACGTTCTAAGCACTGGTGCAGATTATGACGCATCAACATCTGGTGTTTCTTCAACTGCACTAACTTCTGCACTTGCAGATAGAGTAGGAGGTTACGATCTCTTCACTAACACTGAAGAATATGATATCGACTTCCTAATCATGGGCGGTGCTGAGGCAACCAAAGAAGCAACTCAAGCAGTTGCATCTAAACTGATCGCTGTTGCTGAAGAAAGACAAGATGCTATCGCATTCATCTCTCCTCATAGACAGGCATTCCTGAATAATACTGGCGCAGATCAAGAAGTTGTATCCAGTACAACGACAATGACAGATAATGTCCTTGATTTCTATGCACCTCTTCCATCTTCTTCATACGCAGTATTCGATAGCGGATACAAATACATGTATGACAGATTTGCCAATACTTTCAGATATGTACCTCTGAACGGAGATGTCGCTGGAACTTGTGCAAGGAATGATATCAACAACTTCCCATGGTTCTCACCTGCAGGAACTGCAAGGGGTTCAATCCTCAACGCAGTTAAGTTGGTATACAATCCAAACAAAACACAAAGAGACGTTCTCTATTCAAATAGAGTTAACCCAGTTATCCTTTCTCCTGGCGCTGGCATTGTTCTCTTCGGAGACAAGACTGCACTTGCTAAGTCTTCTGCATTCGATCGCATTAACGTTCGCAGACTGTTCCTCTATCTTGAGGATGCAATCTCTGCTGCTGCGAAGGATCAACTCTTTGAGTTCAACGATGAAATTACAAGAACAAACTTCGTAAATATTATTGAACCATTCCTCCGCGATGTTCAGGCGAAGAGAGGTATTTTTGATTATGTTGTTGTTTGCGATGAGACAAACAACACTGCTGCTGTTATTGACAACAATGAGTTTGTCGCTGACATCTTTATCAAACCAGCAAGATCGATCAACTTCATCGGTCTGACCTTCGTTGCTACCAGAACTGGTGTTTCTTTTGAAGAAGTAATCGGTAACGTTTAATTTACTTAATTATCAATCTTAGAGGCAACTAAAAATGGCAACCAGAAATCAACTCAATCCACCCCCACTAAGAAAGATTACTGACTTCAAGAGTAAGCTTACTGGTGGCGGTGCAAGAAGTAATCTGTTTGAAGTTGTTCTCAACTTCCCAGCACTTGCACCAGCAAGCACTGAAGTTCTTGATAAGTCAAGATTCTTAGTAAAGGCAGCAAATCTACCTGCTTCCAACATCTCTGACATCACTGTTCCATTCAGAGGTCGTGTTCTTCACGTTGCTGGAGACAGAACCTTTGATAGTTGGACAGTTACTATCATCAACGATACTGACTTCTCCATTCGTTCCGCTTTCGAAAAGTGGATGAATGCAATCAATAGAGTCTCTGATAACACTGGTTCTACCGATCCAGCATCATATCAAGCAGATGCTTATGTTCATCAACTTGATCGTAACGGAGACACCCTAAGATCCTATCATTTCTACGATCTGTTCCCAACAAACATCTCTCCAATCAACCTTTCTTATGATACGGAAGGCATTCAGGAGTTTACTGTTGAGATGCAAGTTCACTGGTGGGAAGCAGTCAAGGGTAGAGGTCCTGCAGCAGGCGGAGACGACATCAACTAAATAGTTGAAGTAACGGCAATTCGGTCACTATAAAATGGCGAGACTTTTTGGGTTTTCGATTGAAGATAACGAGAAAAAATCTAAAGGTATAATATCCCCCGTTCCTCAAAATAATGAGGACGGGGTTGATTTCTATCTTCAATCTGGATTCTATGGACAATATGTAGACATCGAAGGTGTCTACAAGACAGAGTACGATCTCATTAGAAGATATCGTGAAATGTCTTTGCATCCAGAATGTGACAAGGCAATTGAAGATATTGTCAACGAAGCTATTGTTAGTGACCTATACGATTCTCCCGTAGAAGTAGAATTATCAAATCTAAACGCTAGCGAAAGACTTAAAAAAGCGATTAGAGAAGAATTTAAAACAATCAAAGAAATCATGGACTTTGATAAAAAGTCTCATGAAATTTTTAGAAATTGGTATATTGATGGAAGACTTTATTATCTAAAAGTTATTGATGTAAATAGTCCAGAAGAAGGTATTAAAGAACTTAGATATATCGATCCTCTAAAACTAAAACATATTAGAAAAGAAAAAAGAGAACATAAAGGAGATCCAGGTCCTGCACTTAGAGGACCTTTAGCAAGAAATAATGCTAATATTGATTATCCCGAAATTGAAGAACACTATATCTACTCTCAAAGTATTGGTGGTGCTCCTGGATTGAATCAAGCAAAGCAATCTATTATGATTGCAAAAGATTCAATTGCACATGTAACCTCTGGTTTAGTTGATAGAAATAAAAATACGGTACTTTCTTATCTGCACAAAGCAATCAAAGCACTCAATCAACTTAGAATGATTGAGGATTCTCTGGTTATTTACCGTCTTTCCAGAGCACCAGAACGTAGAATTTTCTATATTGATGTTGGTAATCTTCCTAAGGTAAAAGCAGAGCAATACCTCAAAGAGGTTATGTCTCGCTATAGAAACAAACTTGCTTATGATGCAAACACTGGAGAAATCCGTGATGACCGTAAGTTTATGTCCATGATGGAAGACTTCTGGTTGCCTAGAAGAGAAGGTGGTCGCGGTACTGAGATCACCACCCTACCTGGTGGTCAGAATCTGGGAGAACTCTCAGATATCGAATATTTCCAAAAGAAACTATACAGATCTCTTTCCGTTCCCGAAACCAGAATGCCTGGTGGCGGAGATGGATTCAATCTCGGCAGATCTTCAGAAATTCTAAGAGATGAACTAAACTTTGCTAAGTTTGTAGGAAGACTGAGAAAGAGATTCGCAAATCTTTTCAATGACATTCTGAAGACCCAATTAATCCTCAAAAATATCATTGCTCCTGAAGATTGGGAGAAGATTAGTGATCATATTCAGTATGATTTCCTATACGACAATCAATTTGCAGAACTAAAAGAAGCAGAATTGCTTCAGAATAGACTGGGCATTCTTGCAACTATTGAACCATACATCGGCAAGTACTATTCTACCGAATATGTAAGAAAGAAAGTTCTACGTCAAACTGATTCAGAAATCATTGAGATTGATGAGCAGATTGAGGACGAAATCGAGAAAGGAATTATTCCTGATCCATCATCTGTAGATCCAATTACAGGAGAACCTTTACCTCCTGAAGGAGGAGAAGCAATTGAAGGAGAGGGAGGAGAAGTTCCCATCGATCCTGCTGCAATGGAAGCAGATCCTGAAGAGACGGCAGTTTTACCAGAACCCAAAGGCGGTAAGATATAGCTAGATTATAAATAATTGATATCAATATATCAATTTACATGGAAAACGTTGTTAATGCAATTGCAACGGGTGCGAAAGCATCCGAAATTGCGGATGAAATTTCAAATGCACTGATGGCAAAAGCTGCCGAAAGGATTGAAGCATTGCGTCCTAAAGTCGCTGCTTCAATGTTTGATCAGTCCCCTGAATCTGAAGAAGATATTGAAGGAGAAGAAGGAGAACTCTGATGGCAAGAACTTTATTGCTAGGTGCTGAAGCAGCACTTCCCACAACTACTGGAACTGCAACAAGTTTTTCGGAAGCTTCATCTGTGCGTTTGGTTAATAATTCATCAACCGCGTATGGTGTAATTGTAGTTGAGACTCAAGGCGGAACAGTCATTGGTTCAATGACCATGCCTGGCAATTCCGTTGAAATTCTCGAAAAACAATATACTCACTGCATTTATGCACAGAATGCCGCTGTTCTTGGCGCAAAAGTAGGTTTTACTGGATAATCAAATGAAACTCATCACCGAAGAAATTTCAAACGTAAAAATCATTACCGAAGGCAAAGGCGCAGGTAAGAAGTTATACATCGAAGGTGTATTTCTTCAAGGCGAAATCAAAAATCGCAATGGGAGAATGTATCCTATTGAAACTCTTGCTAGAGAAGTTACTCGTTATAACGAGCAATTTGTTTCTAAGGGTCGTGCTCTAGGTGAACTTGGTCATCCAGATGGTCCAACCGTTAACCTCGATCGTGTCTCCCACAAAATTACGTCTCTCGTCCAAGAGGGAAATAATTTCAAAGGTAAGGCACAAATCCTAGAGACTCCAATGGGTAAAATTGCCAATTCTCTGCTTGATGAAGGCGTAATGCTTGGCGTTTCTTCTCGTGGTGTTGGTTCACTTAAGATGACCAATGAGGGTCATAAAATTGTTGGCGAAGATTTCATGTTAGCAACTGCTGCTGATATCGTCGCTGATCCTTCTGCTCCTGATGCTTTTGTTCAGGGAATTATGGAAGGAAAAGAGTGGGTTT